TCCAAGACTGGGTATGCGGAGAGGTTCTCCCTTCCATCCGTAAACATGGGGCGTAAATTAAGCAATATAGAATATTTTTAATAGTTAAAAACTTAATAATATGGATAGTTTAGTATTTAAAGGCAATAATGGGCAAGTTGTTACTAATAGCTTGCTAGTGGCAGAGAAGTTTGGGAAAAGACATGCCAATGTTATTCGTGACATAGAAAAACTACTTAATACAGAGGATAAAGAACTAAACTCAAAAATGAGTTTAGCCTTTGTTATAGATACTTATGAGGATTCTACCGGGAAAAGTAATCCTGTATACATTATGAATAGAAAAGGATTCTCTATCCTTGTTATGGGATATAACGGGATTAAGGCTCTAAGGTTTAAGAATGATTTTTATGACGCTTTCGAAGAAATGGAGAAAGCGTTGAAAGAGCAAAGCAAACCTCTTTCATCCGCACAGATGTTTGCCATGCAAGCTAACATCAACTTGGAATATGAGAACAGGATATCCAATGTGGAAAAACGAATAGAAGCGATAGAACAAGAACGAGAAGAAAATGGAAAACTCCTTTTGGCTATTCCTGTTTCAACGGAAAAGATACCGGAAATGAGTTTAAGAGATAAGATCAGACAGATGGTTAATAGATACTCTTCCGCCCATAATGTGAAACAACAGGATGTTTGGCGCAAGATATACGATCAATTGTACTATCTATATCATATATCTATTCGTAGCTATAAGAAGAAAAACGGAGAGTCTAATTTGGATATCGCTGAGAAGCATCGTTTTATTGAGTATATCTACAATATTATCTCCAATATGATCAGAGAGAAAGGGGTTGCTTGATTATTATGGTTGCTCAAACAAAATATAGACATGATTTGATTTAGTTTTCATAAGCCCCCTCATGTCGTGAGACAGCAAGGGGGATAAAAAATCCCCTCCAGAGCCTTTTGGGTGGAGGGGATTTGGAGGTGGGTTACCAATCGTCATTGTTATTAGAATTGTCTGTGTCATATATCAATGAGTTAATTAGCCCATTGATAAAAATTTCAATTTCATCTTTTGCCTCTTTATATCTAATATCTCCATTAGTTTTAAATAAATACAGATCAGTGCTGTTTTTACCCTTATCTAAAAACAAGTAACACTTGTCCATATAACCGCTATAAGTATATAGTTTATTCTCGGAAGGAGTATCCACTCTAATTCTATTATCCTTAAACCTAAAGATCAGATTACATTCCAAGGTATATGTAAATTTCTTTCCTAAAACTTTTACTTGGCAAATATCTTTGTATACACCTCTTAAATTAATCATTTCATTAGGGATATTACTTGTCACATCATCTGGAGAGATATATTTAGACGTGATAGAAGATAAGACCTTAGCGTAAAGATCGCTGGCTTTTTGATCATCAAAGTTGAAAACAACGTAATTTTGTGATGGATTTTCTTTATTTATAAATCCACCGGGGACAATTTCAAATTGAGCTTGTGCTATTTCCCGTAAAGTTGTCGTTAATGAAAGAAAATAAAAATAAAAATATTTTTTTCATTGGATATCACAAATATATAAATTATAATCCCGGAATTTGTATTTGAAAGTCATAACTGCCATGATGATTGCCGCAAAACAAACTGCCTTTATCTGTGTTATTCTTACATCCTATTTTGACACATGTCTGATTAGTCTTTTCCCCGTTCATTTTTTTATATAAATCCTTTTTAAGTTCAATGACATATAGATCTTTTTTGGAGTCTATATAATTTATAATCAAGGATTTCTTATTCTTATCAAAACTGCCAAGATATTCCCCTGTGAGATTATTTCTAATAGAGTCATTAGACATTTTTCCTATAAAACCTAGCCTTATGGCCTTATCTTCTTTTTTATTTGCCATTAGCACGATAAGATCTTCCAATATTAACGCTCCTGCAAGACCGTCGTATTGAACTTCATGATTATTGTTTACCACTGAGATAATACCGTATTCTCCTTCTGTAGGGAAATTAGTATCTATTGGATTTAAAGGATCGTCCTTCGAACAAGAGCATACCATTAAAGCTATACAAATTATAGCAAACAATATTTTCTTCATGACTTGATTTAGTTTAATTAATGATGTGACAAAGGTAGATAATAATGTTAACAAAAGCAAATGGTATAGGGGGAAATTACATGTTCGATAACATATTTCTTAATTTAAGTAGTACAAACCTTGCCAACGAAGTATATCTCCTACGCTACTTGAAGCATATATTAAATGGCAAGGTAAGTATATGTTCTATTCCAAATCACAACATTACAGCAACTTGCTTTTCCACGGCTTTTTTTATGAAAGCATTAATGGAAACGCCTGCTTGCTTTGCCAGAACAGCCACTCTACTATGAAGTTCCGGTGATAAACGAACGTTCAATGAGCCAGAATAGCTCTTATGCGGTTCAATCCCCTCTTCCTCGCAATACGCCAGATAATCATCTACAGCCTCGTGGAAAGCCGTTGTAAGTTCCCGCACGCTTTCCCCCTCAAAATTAACAAGACCATCAATGCCTTCTATCTTTCCAAAGAAAACATTGTCCTTCTCGCTAAAAGATACAGACCCGATATAACCTTTATAAGTCAATGTATTCATAATAACCTCCTTTACTTTATATATCCTGCTTCTGTTAAATCATCCAATACTTGCTTCATGGCATACCCTTTTATTATGTTTCCGGGATGGGGCTTGTGCAACATAATAGGACGTTTGTCGCCATTGCGATAAATCACTCTTGACCCAGACGTTTTACCCTTGCTTGATTTTACATATCCAAATATGGATAAGAGCCTTTCCAGCTCATCAAACGTAAAATCGTTAGGTTGTTTCTTGAAGCGTTCTACCAACTTTTCTTTTGTTCCCATATTGAATGTTTTTGCAAATGTAACTATTTTATAGTTGCAATGCAATTTTTTAGAGCATAAAAAGTCCTATCAATCATTTTCTTTTGGTTTGGTTAGTTCTATATTTACTTCTTTGCCACAATGAGGACAAATTACATTTAAAGAGTTGCTTACTGGTGCACTTTTGTAATCGTCAAATAGAGAAGCTAAAGGTACATTCAATTCTTTAGCGATATTAGAAAGTACGCTGATAGATGCACTACCTTTTTCTCTTATAATACCACTTATATATTGAGGTGTTACGCCCATTCTTTCAGCTAAGTTTTTTGCTGAAATACCTTTTTCGTCTAAGATTTCTTTTATTCTGTACATATCTATAATAGTTTATACCACAAAAGTAATATGCTTTATTATAATTAAATCAATACACTTTACTAAATAAAGTTAAACGCTTTATTATTTAAATCATATAGCTTGTTTAATAAAGTTATATGCTTTACTTTTGCGTTATCAAAATAAAACAACAGAACAATGGCAACACAGAAATACAACAAGAGTGAGATCATGAAGGAAGCGCATAAGATCTATAGAGAGTGCAAAATATACGGACGTACATTCGGCTCGTGCCTTAAACAGGCTTGGGGATCGGCGAAAGCGATGGTGCAGCTTGCGGAAAAACGTGCGGCGTTTGCCAAGGAGCTTGCGCAAAGATCCCATGTTGTAAGACTTACTCATGTCGGTATGGCTAGCCTTTACGGTAACAGGGTTTATTCGGGTGATTGATAACTATACATTAATAATATAAGGAATATGGGAACGATAGAAGTATTGAAGAACGTACAAAGGATTGCGTTGGAGTGTATGATCGGAAAGAAACCGGTACATATAAACGTAGGCGTAATGCCGGAGACGGGCGGTTTATGCGTCACCGTACAGGACAGATTTCACGAGGTAGTCTATATGGAGATATTCAATGACTGGATGCCGGATCACAAGGAATGGAATAAAAAGACCTACGATAGATTCATGAGCGTAATTAGCGACATGACTTGCGTAAGGCTTGCGGGATAACTTGAACGACGGGGAGAGGATCGGAAGTAGATACCCCTCCGGTAATATCGCCGGAGGGTTTGAAGGGATTTTCAACAACAAATATATTAAGATCATGAAAGAATTAGTATTTAAAGGCGATAATAATCGCATTTTCACGAACAGCTTGTTGGTCGCTGAGAAGTTTGGCAAATTACATAAGAACATTATGTAGACCATCAAAGACTTAATGACATCGGCTGAAAAATCAGCCGATCTTTTCATTGAGTCTGAATATCCAGATAATTATGGACGTATGCAGCCAATGTATATTATGAATCGTGATGGATTTACATTATTGGTTATGGGCTTTACTGGTGATAAGGCCCTTCAATTCAAGTTAGATTATATTGAGGCTTTCAACCGTATGGAAGAGCAGATCAAGACTGGAGGTTTCCAGATTCCACAATCTTTCTCGGAGGCGTTGATGTTGGCGGCCAAGCAGCAAGAGCAGATAGAACAGGCAAATAGAACTATCAGCAAGCTCCAGCCCAAGGCCGATTTCGCGGACAAGGCTTTCGAGACCTCGGACAAGGTTGATATCGGTATGGCTGCGAAGATATTGAAATTAGGGTTCGGAAGAAATATCCTCTTCAAGAAGCTTAAAGAAATAGGCGTGTTCTTCTCCAACCGGAACGAGCCAAAACAGAAGTGCATCAACGCCGGGTATTTCGAGATGACCGAGAAGTTTATTGAGAGGGAGAATCATCCGGGCTTTGTCGTGACGAAGGTACTCGTAACCCAGAAGGGGCTGGCTTACATAAACCATCTTCTGGGAGGTGATCCCGGTGACGGTAAGATTACTAGGATTGTTTGAAAGATCCCCTTCCTTGACTATGCCAAGTATAAAATGTGACCTAAATAATTAGATGTACGGATTAAGTACGTATACCCAAGACTTTAACCTTTTGTGACTTGAAAATAATTGTGAAATATTAAAAGATTGATTGAATATGAAAGAAAATGAGATTACAGAGATTAGTGATAAAGAAGCCATCTTCAAGCTGTTAGATCATTACAGAGGTGATGTCGTTAATCTGAGCGTAAGCTTTAACATGCTATTTGATGAGGTGCTGAAGATAAAACGTGATATAAAAGAGTTGAAAGGAGCAAAGCTCCCAGCTAAGGCCGCGATGATACCATTGAAAGGAGGTCGATATGAAAAGTAATATAAAGCGACTGGATAGCCTCCATGATGGTTGACTCTGGATAATAAGGGTCGGGGGATTGCCTCGGGCCCTTATTCATTACCTGCTTGTCTCCTAAGGTATGAAGCTATTAATAGTTTTGAGGCACCTAAAATAAAAAACTCCCCAAAACCTCACGGGCAAGGGAGCCTTAATCGTTTAACTATAATCAATATGAATGTGTCCAGATAACTTAAACGGTCCTATTCTCACGAACGGGAGCGTTTGTAATATCTAGATCCATTTCCAAACAGGGGCATACCTAATCATCGTCGCCGATCCTCCCGGAATGGCAAGGGTGGGTATATCCCCCTTAAACGCCTCCCAATACCACCCAAGGGAAGCGGGAAATATTTATTCAAACTATATTTTATGCCAAAAGGGAAGGAGTGTGCCCCCATCCTCCAAAGCTATCCCCTTGACATAAATATACCTCTGGTTCTCACGAAAGAGCGGTATGACATTGATAAAATTATTTTATGAATACAACCTAGTGTAATATCTTTAAGTTATGGCTCCGGTCCATCACGGATGAGAGCCATAAGGGGTTATAAATATATAACATACCATATACGCATAAAAAACGTGGCGCCGTCGCAACTACCAAGACCCGGCGTCCCCACGCCAACATAACAGGTAGTAAGCAACGGCCCACGTCTTATATATAGATTATATATACAAATAACGTGGGCGTATTGTTGCTATCGGCTCCCTGTTATGTTTATAAATTTGGGGAATTTAGGTCTTTATAGGAGACGATATCTTTAACGCCACAATGTGTGTCACGTCTTATACTCTAATCGATGACACGCGAATATACCCCATATTATCATATTCTCATAATAAATATTGAATTATTCTTCGTTTTTCAAGGTGAGGATATTGGACGTTGGATTATTATGGGTATATTTGCGAAGAGCCAAAGAGCCGTACCGGAGACGTATTTGTCCTCGGACGGCTCTTGTTATTTATACGCTTATGATAAAGATTTCTTTGATAATAGACAGTAAGGAGACGGATATAACCAACGATCTAAAGAATTGGGATGACATCGAGTTATCTTTTACTCGAAAGGATTTTGGTGGAATATATCGTAAGTTCGCCAAGAAGTTCGAGTTCGTAAAAGGAGCTTACGATCTTTTGACGGATTTATACCTATCCAAGTATATTGAATCTTCCGCAAAGATAGTGATATATCGGCAAATTAACGATCTTACGTACAAAGAGGCGTATCGTTGTTCTTTGGACTTTATGAGCTATAGTGACGATGGGTATACGCTTACCTTGAGCGCAATCGATGATGATACCTATTCCATTATCAACTCCCAGAAATCGCAGACTTTTGATATCCCTGTGAGTGATATAAATAAAATAAGCTTGATTTATAAAAGAATATATCTTAATAATAGGGTATCTTGGGTTATAAATCCAAATGACCCAGATAATGAACAGACAGACCTGGATGTTTATCCTATAAGGTTCGCTCTTGCCACGGAGTTCCCTATGGTATACGGTGACGCTAATTTTCCTATCAAAGGGATGATTGAGCAGTTTGATATAGGTTCCCATGTTGGAGAATTGTCTTATTATAGCATGACATCGTTCGTGAAAGCCTTAGCTCCGGTTAGTATAAGATTGATATTAAAGTTTGATATGAGGCTTGATTCTTATGACATGGATTTCATGCCTTCTTTGTGTTTAGGTAAAAGGAAAAAAGAGGAGATAGAGTTCCCCAAAGAAGATATAGCCTACTTTTCAGGTATTGGACAAATCGTAAATGTTAATATCGATCGAGGCATAGACCTAGAGGAAGGTGATGAATTAATGCTATTCTTTGTTTATCCCAATAGCATAATTACATATGCGAAAGCCACGTTATTAAACGTGAAAGATATAAGCGTAACGTATATCGCAAAAGGAGATCCGGTAACCATAGATGCCATTAGAGCTTCTGATTTGCTGACATCCTTGCTTAAAAAGATAGGGCTTAAGGATTATACCGGGGAAATAAAGACCGGGAATATTCCGATCCCCTATATCATGGCGGCTGAGAGCATACGTGGGATCAAGGACGCAAAGATACATACGTCATTCTCTAAGTTCACGGAGTTCGCCAAGGCCGTGTTAGGCTATGACTGGGAGATAGATGATGTCAACAGAAAGGTTATATTTAAGCCTCTGGGCGATTTTTATGATTCCGTGACCGATCCGTTGCCATTGACGGAGATAAACTCCATGACTCATACGATAGATAGTTCGGTAGTCTATAGCGGCGTGGAAGTGGGTTACGACAAACAGGAATACGACGAGATAAACGGGCGTGACGAGTTTCATTTCACGAACTCATTCAGCACGGGGATAAAGGCCACGGACAATGTCTTGAAGTTGATAAGCCCTTATCGTGCCGATCCTTATGGCATAGAGTTCCTCGTGACTGAGAGGAATGAGGAGACGAAGGACACTGATTCGGACAATGACGTGTTTATTGTGGATGCCGTCTTTGGAAGTGGTGGATTAACCCCTCGTACAATGATCGTTGAGCCATCATATCCCATAACCGGCGTTCTATTCCCCGATACCATGTTCAACGCCGCCTATTCCCCAAGGAATATGCTGATGGCCAACAAGGGATACGTCGGTATGTCCGCTAGCGGATTGATGTTCACGTCCTCGGAGGGCAATGCCGATGTATCCATAAAAGGCATATCGGAACGTGGAGGGATTTCCATAGAAGATAGTGATAGGTTGTTGAGATCCGATAAGATAAAGGTGTCTACAATTGGGTTATCCCCGTTCCCGGGTAACTATAAGGGACGGGTATCATGCTCCTTTTCCGGCAAGACGTACGTGGGATACGTGTCCGATATAACCGAGCGTATCGGGAAAGGTCAGACGGTAGATTATGAGTTGCTCCTTAAAAACATAACATAACCGTTTGATTATAAAAAAATAATACTTACTTTTGTCTCAGAGCCTAAGAGCCGTTCCCGGAGGAGTCGTATCCTTTGGGAACGGCCTTTTTATTTATATGCGTATATGAGGTTGAAAGATTGCATTAGCGAGGTTTGCCCTCTCCTTTTTGACGTGAGTTCCCCGTCCGTGGAGAGACCGGTGGAGTATATCCAGAGGATTGGGTGGGATAACGATCCTATCATCGTGCAATGCCTGATGGGTAACGTGAGCTGCTATATGCGAATATACGATCTCTCCACGGGGCAATATATACGGGTGAATCCCTCCAAGATCAAGATAAACAATACTTCCTATTTATATGAGTTCATGATAACGATGGATCTTGACAACGGTATTTACAAGGCTGTGATAATGACGGGGTACCAATCCTTGGAGAGTGTCGTGTTCCGTAAATGTGACATTGACGAGTTTGCCGACTGCTCCTTGATAAGATATACCCATCCTGATAATATCGTTCCGTTCAAGGCCATATTCGATGCGGGGGATGATTGCAAGAGAGTATTTACCTTAGCCGTAGAGGGAGGTTTCAAGACGGATGGTAGGTCATTGCATGTGAATAACGAGTTCTTTCGTACTCAAAACCAGAAACTCATAGAGCTATATAGCGTTCCGTACGATGACATGACTTTTACCCTTGGGGATAATAGGGGAGTCCCGTTCGAGATGGGGAGATTGCTGAACAATATCCTATGCCTAGGCCATGTGGAGATAAACGGGGAGAGATACGTGAGGAGCGAGTCTAGCGTTCCAGAGCAACAAGTAGTATTGGAGGGCTCACCACAATATATCTATACGGTCAAGCTGGAGAGATCCCCATACGAGGAAGAAGACTATTCGGATTCTCCCAATCTATGGTTCCTGCGTGACGATTTCGTAGACGCTAACGGATATGTGCTTACTAACGAAGATTTATCATGGGAGGATTGATTTATGGGAAATAACGCTTCTACGAGAAGAGGGGTAAGACCTAGGATACCGGACGTGCTTACGGTTAGCGTTACGGATGACAAGATGGGATCGGACTATACTGTATACTCATCCGCCTCTACGGATAAGTATTTTTTTAGGAAAGGGAACGTGATGGGCAATAAGGACAGGTATTATATAGATGAGGAACATGTGTTCAGCTCTTACCTAGCCGATTACTTGTTCATGTACAAGAGGGATGTCGTAAAGGGAGGTGAAACCTGTGAGTCTAGCGATATGAAGGTCTTCTCTGTCAGTAAGTCCATAGAGCTTTTCGTCACGAAGACCCAGTTAAGCGATTCTATAAACGATGTCAGGTCGGAAATTCCGGATGTCAGCGGTTTCCTAACATCTTCAGATCTTAGCGGATACGCTACTAAATCTGATTTGGATAGCTTAAGGGATGAGATAATAGGAATGTTGCCTGAGAGCGGAGTAAAATAATAAAAAACGATAAAAAAATAGATGTATGGCTATAACGATACAACCCATCAAGGATAATAGGAATGGTCAGACTCCGGATAACGGGGCGCAGATGGTCGATAAGATCAACAGCAATTTTAAAAATGTATCAGAGGGAATAGGAGAGGTGGACGGTGACGCTGTCCATTTGGGAGATCAGTCATCCCAAGTAAATTATGAGACTCCTAAGACCTCTGCTGACATGGCGATACAAGCGGTGAAGGATGACAAAGGAAACGTGATAAGGGATACTTATTCTACAAACATGGCTACCGGTATAAACGAGTTCCCTGAATTCTCCGATAAAGGAGTGTACAATGCGGGGGATATCGTGAGAAAGGATGGGCGTATATACGAGTTTACGCAAGCTCATTCCTCGAAACCGTGGATTGGCACGGACGCTAGGGAGATTAATTTAAGGAAAGGAATCATAAAAGAAGTATCTAATGAAACATTTTTGAACCGTGTGGACCTAAAAAGATCGAATGATTTAGACTTGTGTACGCAAATCGGAATTTATACATGGACGAATGATGAGGTTCCTCTAAATTCCCCGGTACAAGGCTTAGGTTTAATGAACGTATTCCCCTATCTCACAGATAAAGATATTTTAAAACAAAGAATTGTCCAGCAAGTCTTCGATTATTATGGGAGAATGTATGTCAGGTATAAAGGTAGTGAGGAATGGGGCGATTGGAACAGGCCTGCGGAAAAATCCATATTGGATAACACCGTAGACAATACTTTCACTTACAGAAGAAGTTTAAATTCGGATAACAATTTAGATGAGATCTCTCATATCGGGATATACTCGTGGATATCGAGCTCGGTTCCTCAAAACGCACCAGTTAGTTACGGAGGCGTACTTCTATTATTCCCTTATTTCCGGACGGAGTATACCGAGTTAAGCCGTACCGTGCAAATAGTCATAGCCTCAAGCGGGAAGATGTTCTCCCGATATCGTACCACATCGGGTTGGGGTTCTTGGGTCTCTGGAGGATCGGGAGGATCTGGAGAGACTTATGAGGATCGATTGATGAGGGCGTTTTTAGATAAAACTTTCACGACGTGGCAACCCGAAGGTAATATACCTCGTAATTCACAAGATTTGTCATATTACAGTGGGGCTATAAGTGGGCTCCCTTATAGCTCCGTGTTTAATTTTGGTAACGACATTTACTATAACCGTGGTCTCTCCTCCTTTTTTTCGGCGGTAAAGAATAAGGGAAGTGTTTTATATAGTAAAGGTTACGGACAGGACACTAGAAGAGGCTCTTATTACGGTACCGTTTGCTCTACTTTTGGATCTTATATATCTGGTCAAAAGATATATTATACCACGACGGAGATTCCGGAGGTTGCCGAGGAGATCACCTATGTTGATATCGAGCAAATAAACATAGGTGATATTTTGTGGACTTCCGGGCATTGTAAGGTTGTTTCCTCTGTCAATGTGGATGAGGATGGCATCTATAATATCGTCGTTACGGAGCAAGGAGGATATAATATGATGGAAACGGTTTACGATAAAGATGGGTTTGAGAAAATCCTTAAAGGGATAGATCCTCATGATAAGAGGGTCTTTAAATTATACCGCTTCCAAAATCAAAGGATACCGGTTTTGCCTAAAATAGAATATAGCGAGAATGTCATTTCTGAATATGGGGATAGGACCTATTTTGAGCAAGGGCAAGATGTCTTTATAGCGGTCAAAGACGGGGATCATATTAATATTTCTGATGGAAGCAATACGAATAGATATCTTTTATCGGGAATGTCCTCTAAAATCGTGAACGGGATCGAGCTATATAATGTGCGACCATATCTATCAGGGACGGCAGAGTATGATTTGTATACCGATAATGATGATCTTCACGCTAAACTATCTGTGATAGACATGGGTGATGTTATCTTGGATGATATTACCGTGAGGTTGACAGGATACAGCGACAATGTAAAACCTAGCTGGTATAACGTAATATACCTAATAGAAGCGGAGGAAGGAGAGTATCCGTATTTTCCTGCCCCAGAAGGATACATGGGGCATAATGCCGTGATGTGCAAGGATTTCATAAAAGACAATACTTTTAACGTAATCATGAGGGATGTGAAGGATTATGCCTCTGGATATTACGTCAGATGTTATTATGAAACAAGATTTGGATTAGCTTATAAGGATAGTAATATCATTATGATAAAATAATTTATAGATATGGATAAAGTATTACAATGAAGAGATACCTACTACATGATTTATATAAATTAAAAAATAAGATATAACCTTATGTACCGTTACCTCTCCTACATATCCGACCTAGCGAACTGGTTAAAGTCCATCGCCATAGCCGCCGTTGTCACGGCGATGGACTTCGTTTCGCCGATCGAGAATTTCTTGGTGGTGATCCTGTCGCTGGCCTTCATCGATACGTTCTGGGGGCTGGCTGCGGATCACGGGGATTTCCGGAAGAGCAAGTTCATCCGTAGCTGGGTGTACATGCTTGTGTATTTCCTGATAATTATCATTTCGTTTTGGATAGGCGTGATGATGGATATATCGGAGGATAACGCCAAGGCTTTCGTGTCTTGGATCACGTGGGCGATGATATGGTTTTACGGGACCAATGTCTTGAAGAACATGGGTAAGGTATTCCCGGATAACAAGGTGATAGCCTTCTTGTATTGGGTTGCCGCCGTGAAATTTATCAGCAAGGTCAATTTCTTGGAAGAGTTCAATAAGAGCAAGGATAAAAAAGGCTCCCCAAATCCAAAAGGATAGGGGAGCTGGATGTAAAAAACGCCTCTATCACGCCTGTCACAGGTTATGATAGAGGAACAAAGTTAACAAAGCGTCACAAATATAGCAATAAAATCAAATAACAATGGCAGAGAAAAAAATACCTAGAGGTTTGAGAAACAACAACCCGGGAAACATCCGGATCAACGGAGACTTGTTCCAAGGTGAGGTACGTCCGAGCAGGGACAAGTCGTTTAAGCAGTTCGAGACGATGGCGTATGGCTACCGTGCCATATTCCGGATCTTGCGTAACTACTATAACAACTATAAGTTGGACACGATCCGCAAGATGATAGGTCGCTGGGCACCGGAAAACGAGAACGATACGGACGCTTACATTAAGGCCGTATCAGATTATGCTGGTATCCCGGCTGATGATCCTATCAACATCAACGATCGTGAGCAGATGATCCGGATCGTGGGCGGGATGAGCAAGGTGGAGAATGGTAGGGAGGCTGATATGTCGGATGTTATTGCGGGGTGGAATCTGTTATGAGAGCATGGCAGGTTATATTAATACTAGTGTGCTTGGTAGCCAGTTTCACGGCTGGCTACCATGTCCGGGGAAATGTAGCCAGTGATTCGATATCTAAGACCGACACGTCCGCCAAGGTGGATACGATACATGACAGCATCCCGTACCCGGTCTATGAGACACTGGTACAAACAATACCTGAGCCGTTTCCTGTTTATATCACGTTGGACGGCGACACGGTAAAGGAACCTGTATATGTCCCGGTGCCGATAACCAGCAAGGAGTACAAGACGGATGATTACCGGCTGTCAATATCCGGCTATAAGCCTAATCTTGATTACATCGAGGTTTATAGAAGGACTGAGTATATAACCAAGACGATCACCCCCCGTAGATGGGGAATAGGTGTTATTGCCGGTTATGGGATCGGGAAACATGGACTATCACCTTACGTTGGATTGGGTGGATTCTGTAGGATTTGGTGAGGCCTCCATGACTCACGTCAGGGAAGCCCCTATTAACTAGTAATAATAATTCGTCGTTTGAATAACAACAGGTTTACGTTTTTTGTTCATGGTTAATTTAATATTAGTTTGATGGTGACTTCGTGAGAACGAACCGGAAAGGGAAGATAAAAAAAAAGAATCTTCCCTAAATAATCGGATCGGAAGTTTGATTATTTTTTCATGCCACGCACGACGGGAAGATTCTTATAAGTCTTTCTGCCGTGCATTTTTTGTGTCCGGCTTTGATAGTAAAACAAACCACGAAATAAAAAGTTTATGAATAAGGTGGAAATTTTTTACAAAAAAGTGATAGAGGCTGTCTGCAAGGAGTGCGGAACCGATCCGGTAATGATGTTTAGCAACAATAAGGAGAGGAGCGTTGACGCTAGGGGAGTGGCTATAACCATACTGGCCGATCGCAAGTTGAGCGACAATATCATATCCGATCTGACGGGGATGACGAGGCAAGCCGTGAACCGGATGCGTAATTTGTATCCGGACAGGATAAGGAGGAGTTACTATCTGAGAAGAACGGTGGAGAGCGTCAAAGAGGAGCTATCCGGTACGGTCTGAGGGTGCGTTATGTTGTAAGACATGTGATTTGTCTATGAAAAAATTTTCATATAACAAAATTTTTTGCGACATTTGCGGCGTAAAAGGTGATTTTGTAGCCTCGTCAAGTAACCAGCCTTGGCAGAGGCTTTGTTGTATACGAAAAGTTTCATTATGGAAATATATATGCCACATGCGGTAAATGATATTAGGATAGGAGAAGCCTTCAATCATCTATTCAGGATAATCCTGAAAATGGAGAATTCCGATGATGATGATTTCATATGGAACTTCCAATATACGGCATTTGTGACTCCATTTTTCTTATTGCCTCTTATGCTTTATAGAGATAAGTGCGGTAAGAATGTGGTTTGCAAGAATATATCGGACAGTGTTAAAAGCTATCTGGACTCTATTCATTTTGAAGGAGGTGTAGTAGCTGACAGTGTTAGTGATTTTCATAATTATATGGAATATTTTTCTATGAAAAAATATATTCCTATAATAAAGTTCCCGGGATGTAAAAGCAAGGATAGCATAAAAAACGATATACTATCTGTAGCAGAGAATATAATGATAAGGCAATTAAATATTGAAGGAGAGTTGAGAAAGGCTTTATCTTATATGCTGACTGAGACGATTGACAATATATCTGAACATTCAGAGAGTGAATTTGGTTATATATTTGCTCAGTATTATCCGTCAAAGAGTTATATAGACATTTGCATAGCGGATAATGGTATAAGTATACTGGGTAGTTATGTTAAGTCTGGCAAGGGAGGTATAACTAACGATGTGGAGGCTTTAAAAAGCGCGGGAAAGGGTATATCGACTAAAAATTTACCAGATACCGAGAATCGTGGTTATGGTATAAGTACTTGCAAGAGAATGTTGTCTAAGGGACTTGGAGGAACATATTTTTTGCTGTCTGGGCAAGCGTTTCATCTTATGTCAGAGGAAGAGACATCATATATAGGACTTCCTGATTATATAAAATGGGATGGAACTATAGTGGCATTAAGGATACCATATAAAGAGGAAAGGATGTTTAATTTTTATGAATATTTAGAATGAAGATCATGGAAAAGACAATTGTGATATCAGAATTGATAAGGGGAGAGCTTCGTTCTAGGACAGAAGCTAAAAAAATCTATATAAGGGCTAAGGATTTGAATAGCCCATGTGTACGTATAGATTTTAAGGATGTATATTTTATGTCTCGATCATTTGCGGATGAGTTATGCAATACAATAGAGGCTTTGGCCTTGGATAAAGTGAGGGTCTCTATGGAGAATGAGAGCGACTCTATAGATCTGATGATGAAAATAGTAAAAGGTAATAGAAATAAACCGAGGAATATGCATGAGGACAGTGAGGTTAAAGAATTTTCGGACATGGATTCATTGTCAGAGTTCCTGTCTACCATATAAAATTATTTCATGCTATATAAAAGAGAATGATATGAAAAATTTAGATGAAAAAATAGCTAAGGAGTATAATGAATTCCTAGAAAGGAATAGTTTTGATAAATACTCAGATAGAAAAAACATATATCTAGTCCAAACACGCTACAATGCATGTATTGGAAACAGCCTTGCATAAATTAGGAGAAGAATTATTGGCTATAAATTTATAATTAACCGCTATCCTTATGCTTCCTATGGCCCCCAAAAATCTGGGGGCTTTTTTTGTCTCATTCCCTTCCGCAAAGAACTAGCAACAACCTCGCAACAAGCTAGCAAGGAGATATTTATTTAGCAAGGCACTTCTCTGGATTTTTGTGGTGTCCGGGATAACCCGGAATAACCATAAAATTCATGATATATGGAAGCAGAGAAAATTATTAAGGAGAAAGAGATCGTCCATGAGGATGAGCACAAGGATTACGCAAGCAAGGGCGTGGGTAACGCCGGCTTGACATTGGGTATCATTGGTACGGCTCTTGGAGCTTGGGCGGTGTCACGTAACCGTGGCGGCTTGTTCGGCGGTGGCTGGGGAGCCGGTATGCCAGAGAACGTTAACATCAACACGACCACAGGAGGCGGTGGTGGTTCCGGGGTAGGCGCTCCGACTGCGTTCATGGCTTGGGAAAAGGGCTGTGAGGAGGCGTTATCGCTTACAAACGCAATGTGGGGATTGAAAGTCTCAGGTATGCAAGCCGATTACGATCACCGCCAGACGGATATCGCCGAGAAATTCGCCTTGTGGAAGTCACAGGTAGACGCTGATTTCGGATTGTACAAGTCACAGGTAGACGCTGATTTTGGTCTATACAAGAACCAAAGAGACCAGTTCGATGTCTTGAAGGCTCAGATCGATGAATTGAGGTGTCAGGTGGCTGTAGGTTCGGCGATTCGTCCTTACCAAGACAAGTTGCTTCAATGCGAGATCGAGAAGGCGTTCACGGCTAGTGTCAATTACACCGATCGTAGAACCAGCCGTATGATCACGGGAGAATTGGTATTGCCAAATACCCCTACGGTAACAGGCTATCCTAGCTACAATCCGTGCTCATGCCCGGCATCCGCTCCGGCACCTACGGCTTAAGGTAAAGTTAGTGGCTTGTGCTCCCTAGGGGGCGCTTGCCGCTTTCCTTTTTTTAACCACTAACAGTATTATCATGCAGACAAATGTTTTTTTAGGGGGGAGTGACCCTGTATTAGGTAGCAATCCTTATAATCCGAATATAAGCGAGATAGAAGCAAACATTCAGCGTCTCCAGCAAGCGCAGCAACAGATGGAGATCCAGAAGCAACGTATGCTTAACCCTTCTGCGCAACAGGCCCAAAGCCGTAATCCGGTGTGGGACGAGATAGACAAGCTCGTTAGCGAGATGTCGGATAGCGAGTTCGAAATGGTCAATAACAATCCGGAGTATCAACAGGCCTACCAAAAGGTAATGTCCATCCTTAACCGTGAATACATGCGCATCATGCGTCCGTTGGTGGAGGAGAGCAAGGACGGAAAGGCCGCCTTGGAGGAATTGTTGGGAATGGCCAAGAAGATAAAGAAATCGGCCTCAGAGGAGGTTAACAAGAACATGGCGTTGTTCGCTGAGTACACGGCCAAATACGCCGATATGCCATACGCCGACTTCCTTAAATTGAAGAATAGCGGAAAAGGAGGTAAGAAATGACACGTGAGGAAGGTATGCTTATCGAATTGATCGATAAGGTCAAGAGACAAGGGTATGCTATCAGTACCTTGAGAGAGGAAGTGGAACAATTAAAGAAAGAGTCCTATGGAACTAAAGCAACAAGCTCTAGAGCTAAAAAGCAGGCTAATTAACTCGGTGGAGATATGGGCGGAGGAAAGGGTTGACTCTTTCGTCTCCGGGAACACGGCGTTCAAGCCTCTTGGAAAGTATCTTAAAAGGGGGGTCCATAACATCCTCGTGCAAAAGGATAAGGAGATCACTGAGAAAGTGGAAGGATTCATGTTGTTTGCGGCTGACGAGAATGGCAATTATGACAAGGAAGAGCTATTCGATGACGCTATGAACGTATTCAAGAGCATGAAGCCGTATAAGTTCGAGCAAGGATTCTTGAAGGGTACGATCGGGGAAGGCTCCATCTTGATAGAGCTTCCGGATAACGGACTCATGAATTTTATCCTTGGTGACACTAACGCTATCCGTATAACGGAAGCGGATTTTCTGGAACTGAAATCAATATTCACAGAATAAAATAAATGACAGGGTATGAGATACAAGGAATTGATGAAGGACTATCATTCGAAAGGGATGGTATCCGAGAAAAAGATGTGGGAGGCCATATGCGAGCTGGACGAGGCGATGGAGTGTCTAAAGGAAAAAGATCCCGAGAAGTATGACGAGGCCATACGTGATATACATGAGGTTTTTTGCGGTCCTCATTATAATGAGCATTTCGCTAAGATGGACGTGGCGGCAATGCACCATAAAGGCAAGTCGGGGGAGGATAAGGGTGAGCACTGGAACATCCAGCAAGTAACCGCCGTCGCTAAAGGCATGAGCGTACCGGGCAACGCTAATATTTGGGATGTTTACGTTGCGCTAAATTCAGCGTGGCACGACAAGGAAGTAAAGTTCACGGAATGGTTCGGCCCGGACGCTGAGAAAAAGATCATCGAGGATGCTATTAATTTCTACTTCATGGATGATGACGCTCCGGAAGGCAAGGTCTGGATTTATATGTGTGCCATGGATGACTAAGAAAACCAAAAATAAAGGACACGCAAAGAAGGAATCCGCAAGACGGTCTATCTCCCGTCTTGCGGATTCCTTGGATTTCGAGCCTGTCAACTTCTATGAGGTGATGGCTCGGATTAGGCACTTGATGTGCCTGTTATGATGACATGTATTTTTTTACGACATCCATATTACTAAAGGACATGGATAGAAGCCGCATTGAGTCATTCCTTACGCTAGTCAATGCCTCCACGTTGTCTTCAAATGGATTTAACGATTTTATGGCGGAGACAAGATCATGCATACAATAGCATACCAACAATACATACGATCCCATGACCTCTGAATTGTTTTGTTCAGCGGCTTTATGCAATACTTTGTCTGCGAATCCCATCTTAACCGTATTGCCATTGTCATCTTTTTGATATATAGGTATATCAACTCCCATTTTGACCTTGATAAAATCAGTTATGGAAAAATTAGCCTTTGCTTGTAGGCATCCGTAGAGCCTCTCCAAGTCTTTCGGGCTGGTCTCTTGAACGATATCAGTCCAATCGTCACAGACCAACTCCCTTATGACTGAGTAAGGCTCAAGCCTGTCATTGGGGATATCGATGACCTTAACGCTCCCATCCTCGTTATAGTCATCGCTATCGCCGCCATATTCATTAACGCTCTCGATACGTTTCGAGGAAGCGTAATATTTCCAGTTCCCATCAAACTCTATCAGGTATTCATCCAGTGTTCTTATCCATCCCTTCAGCTTGTATATGGATTGATGCAGATACATTTCCCACAAGCATGTATCATAAAAAAGATCAATGCAATATCGGCTATTTTCATCATCTTTATGACGAAAAGTACGGGGTGCGGAAATGATTCTCGCCATATCCAAATTCCCTAACACCTTATTGAAAAAGTTGGCCAATAAACTGTCATCATCTATGCGTGATAACAGCTCATAAAAAGGTTTATCTCTCATTAGACTGAAATTTTAAGGTTATACAAATCAAGGATGAACTTCTTCCCGGCCTCCGTCCAATACATATGCTGGCGTGTCTTAATCTCATGATTTCAATTTATTTATTATTTAATGATTATATAGTCCCCGCAATCTTCAATATACTTTATTCCGGCACTATCAAGAGTATTCTCTATGTCCACTTGGCACAGGCAAGATTCCGGTATGATATTGTCATACCCTTCCGCTGGGATCATTTTCGTGATTTGCGGGAAATGATCCTCTAGTTGTTTAGGGGATTGTATTTCTACATCCCCGTCGTAAATAAGTACGCACATATTATTAGAGGTTAAATTATAGTTGTTTGAGTAAAAGTTTTTATGTCTCACGAATATATTAAGTTGTTTATGTTGTTTCTCGGACGAAAGGAATATCTTGCGTTGGCATGATATCGCATACGAGTCTTTTCGTTTCGCATCGTTCCCCATATCCTTTAAATTTTTATCAATATCATCAAAAGGCTTGGATGCCTATTGGCTCATGCGATCGATATATGGTGGTACGCAACAATTTCTCCCGTCCGGGAAAACTGTAGGATGATTGATATTCACTGATTCTACAGAGTCTTTTCTTTGGGCATCTAAAAATGCCTCTATCTTGCTGGCCAAGGTTATGAGCATATCCGATTGAAGCTCATTAAACTCCTTGCAGAATCTCATATCATCTTTATGCTTCTCTTCCGGAGACCGATCATCGCCTACGCTGCAATATCCGGCGAAAGAGTTTACCGGTAAGGGCCTCATAGCTTCTATAGCTAGTTTGATCGATTTTTCTTTGTTTTCTTCCATGATTTCTTACTGTTTTGCTATCAATTTCAATCTATATCCTAAATCTTTCGTTTTCTCATCCTTATCTATCAGATGAGAGTACAATTCATCCATTATGATATAAAATACCACTTTGGGCAAAGGCTTTTGAAGGTAATTTGCGAAGTCTTCAAACAATAAATGTTTGGGGGTTACTTCTTCTATTTCTTCAAAACATTCATGCAATGGCTTAAATTGTAAGCCATGTTTTTGGGGATTTGTCAACAGTTCCTTGTAGGCGTTGACTGTTTCATGTGATAATACCATAAATTCATTATTCTTTAATTATGAGCCTTCATGAGAAGGCTCGGTTAATACTATTCCTCAGATCGAGTATAGGCATCCAATGGGTAACACAAATTTTATCACCATTAATATCATACCATTCATTACATTCTCTGCAATACCAACCCTGTTGTAAGTATTTAAAATAATCAGTACACCAGCAGCCAGTTATTACCAGATCTTCATCATCAGGTAACTTATCTTTTGTGCTTATCCACGGTAATTGCTTTGCCTGCCATTCGGCACCTGCTATAAATCCCTGATAATACGCCGGGAATGCACTACCGCTACTCCTGCTTTCAGCGAAGAAATGAGCCGCTTCTTCTACCGTCTGTCTCTTATCAATATCTCTTTCCATTGTTAATGCTTATTGTTTAAATATCCACATTCCGCAAGCTTACAGAGCATACCATAGGCTACATTTAAGATTGTTACATTCTCGTTGAAATAGAACGATAAATCCTCTAACACCTCAAACTTACCAAATAAATCAATTTTATCATATCTGAAAATCATTTCTGATATGTACCAATTCAATGTATAGTCATCTATCTGTTTTGGCATGAGAGCCAACATATCTTGCAAGGTAAATGTCTTGCCACTCTCATTATACTGTTTAGCATAAAAATTAACACAGACTGGTATAAACTCGATTTCATCATCTTCGCTATAATCACAACTTGGATGGGTGCTTATAAACTTCATGCTTGCACTGCTCACGTCAATACCTAATTTAATAAGGTGTTGCATTTGTTCTACTGATAATACCTGTTCATTCATAATCATTCAGTTCTATAGGATTTACCACTAAATTTCTCATCGCCATCTACCAATATATGATAACTGATATAAGGCTTGTTCTCTTTATCGTTATGCTCTTTGCGCTTAACTCTCGCTTCTTCGATTGTATCACATTTACACATGGTGTATTCGGGATAACCATCGAAGTATCTTACGACTCTATATTCTTTGCTCATATTTATTTATCTGTTAGGAATTTCTTATTCAAGTGACCTCTCTTGATGAGCCACTCTATAGCGTCAATCACATTGTCCATCAAGTTCTCCTTGTTGAAGGAGTTTGCGCAAGTATAAGTCTTGTCGCCTTCCTCATCCTCGATCTTGTCCGATGCGTACATGAGTTCAACGAAATTTCCGGATAGGTAATAAATCATTCCGTCTATATCGTCTTGGTACGATTTTGGCATCATGTCTATTAAAGCCGATAGAGACCAAGCCGGGAATGCCATATCTTGACCCACGTGCCCTTCAATCCTTCTATATTCAAATGCGACCGGACATTCGAACTCGTCAAGATACATGTCCGCCGTCTTCGGGTTCACCCCGGCCTCTAATAGCCGGGATGATTGTTCTTTATTCGTGCAAATCTGATTCATATCATCTAAAACTTGGCATTAATATTACATTTATCCCATTCTCGAACCTAAACAGGTTAGGTTCATATGAAGGGTTCGAAACAAGAACACAAGAGGTGATATCAATAAGCTTCATGAGATTTATCATTTTAAGCACACGCCCGGATTTAAAAGGATTCCCGTGTATGTCAATGTCATATTGGGGATCTTTTATCATTTCCTCAGTCTCGCCTAAATGACCATTTCCACGACATACGGGGCATTCCTCCTCTTCTGTATAGATTATATCATCAAAACAAAACTCATAATCAACCATCCCGGTACCTGCGCAAGCATCGCACTTATACGTTTCATTTATCATCGGAACGTCATCGTACAATTCCTTCAACCAAGACAATTCTATGATCTCATGGCATTCTTTCCTTATATTCAACACAGATGATACATCTGGCTTGTCTTGATACGGATACCTAAGACCTATCAAGGATATAGGTATTGTTATAAGCGTGATAGCGTCAGTGGCACATACCATGTCCCCTTGCTTGAACGCTTGGTTTAATGCTGGTCTATACTTGTCGTTACCGACAAATAAATTGAGGATTTTTGTTTCATTTTTCATATTTACCCCTCCTGAATAATTGTGCATTCTATCTCTTCGTCCCATGTTACATCCACCGGATCGTACTCATACTCTCCATCGGACGTGCGGATCATTACCTCCGCTTCCGGGTCTTGCTCTTGTAATAGAGCGATTAGTTCTTTATTTCTCATGCTAATTTTCTCCTGTTGATTTAAGGGGGTATCCCTTGGACGGAATACCCCGGGTAAGTATTAGTTCTGCTCTGCGAGTTTCTTGAACTCCCCTAGCAACATATAGATCGTGGCGATATCGTCCTTGAAACGATCCACCGTTTCCTCGTTGATGCACCATGAGTAATTGAATACAAGGTCTGTCAATTGTTCGCACATTTCCGATGGATTGATAACCTTGTTAATTAACTCGTTGAAGGACGTGAAATCGTATTCTTTAGCCTGCATAGTTCAACTCCTCCATCTTTGAAAATCCCAATACTAGCATAAGAGAATCGAATTTGTCCACATACCACTCCGGTTGAGTTTCCTTCGGGTTGTTCTTGTTTATCTGATTCTCTCCGTATTCGAGTCCTTTCTTGGATATGGAGTTGAAATATTTGATCTTGCCTTTAGATGATTTACGTGATATACGTTCGATATATCCTAGCTCGATAGCCCTTTTGTAGAATTGATTCCGTGATACCTTGTAACCTTTCTCGTTGAGTAGATCGGTAGCCGACTTCATCACTCCTTTTGACGGCACGTAATCGGGCAATGGCAATCCAAGTGGCGTGGCTACCTTCTCCAGTAATGACAACTTGGAAACGTCATTGAGGTTCAGCATCTCACTTACGCCTTTCACCCATTCGATTCCGGCACGGACTTTTGTCGGGGTGACGGACGATGGTCTGGATTGGCTAATTGATTTGCTTTCTTTCAGTCTTTCCTCGCAAGCGATGAAGTAACGGCGGGCTTGCTTCCCTTTCTCGCTTCTTTGGATCATTGATACTTCTTTCGCCATGCTTAATGTCATTGCGTAATCTTGAAGTTCTTGATTCGCAAGGGTGTTAAATACTTTACACCCTACATAGTCCTTGTTTTCGTCGAAACCGTACTGTAGTTGCCGATCAAACCAAGACTGGAATCTTTCTGTACAACCTAAAAAGTCGTACAAAGCTCTTGCGCTAACGGCTTTCTTGCCATTACTCTCATTAATGGGGATTAACGCCCCTACGTTTGTTGTAATTTCTGCCATTTTTGAAGTTCTTTAGGCATTACAGGAAAGTTTTGTGCTGCATCCCTATTTAGCAGGGCAAGCGAAAAGCGGTTGCTTCCGACCCGTTGAACTTCACCACATAGGCAGTGGGCGCATTAACGCTCCACACGGGAGAAACAACCGCTATATCATATAGATGCAACGATCTTACAAGCATAAAAAATGCCCGCTATATATGGCAGGCTTCCGCTTGCCTATGTGTATGAAGTTCGCTGCAAATGTACCACTTCTTTCCAAAACGCCAAATAAAATCCTTGAAAAATTATCCCGCCCTGTCAAAAGCCTTCTCAAAGACCTCCGGCCTAAGTATAGCGTTCGTTATCGCCGTGAACGCCTTCACGATCCCGGGCTGCTCATTTAAGTTTATTCTCACGTCCTTCCCCGTGACCTCACTTGATAACCGATCGCTCAGGTACTCCACCTTGTCCAGTGCCAGATAGGAAAGGGGATTGTACGCCAACGGGACGATCCCCCGCATCCTGTCGCCGAAATCGCTTATCGTGATCCTAGACATCTGCGCCAGCATGTTTATCGTGGATGACAGGGATGCGATCCGGTTAGATGAGCCCGATACCCCGTGATCCAGCAATATCTGGCTGATCGTGTAATAATACCTCTCAATATGAGGCTGTACGTCCTCCTCCATGCTTTGCGTTATCTCGGCGAACGCCTCCTTATTGGCCTTGGCTATCCGGAAGATGTTCGTGTTATAAGCGTCTATCTCTTTTTCGATAGCGTTGGCCGTCCGTTTGGCGTTATGCCTGTAGTGCTCGCTATTCCTAATGGCCTCCATGAGCGATACCGTGTAGTTATACGCTTGGTCGTTAACGAAAAGTACCATGTATGTTAGCGAGGTGACAAGGCCGTTCGTGTCCTTGTCGATCTCTTCCCAATCGTTGTATTGTCTCATTCTTTCATCCTCCGGATTATATAATCAACAACGTCCTTTACGGTAAGGCATCGTCCGGGATCATCATCAGGGATCGATATGCCAAACTCTTTCTCTAATTCCATTAATAACTCTATCTCGTCAAGACTGTCCATCCATAGATCATCCTCCAGCTTGGATTCCATCGTAAGTGGCTGACCTTTGTGATAACGTTTACTCTCAATGATCTCAAATACTTTGTTCTTTATAGTTTCTTTTTCCATTTTCATGATCGTTTTATTTATAATTGAAACATTGATGTCTGTATTATCTTTTTACCACTAGGTAATATGATTTCACCTAGGCATTCTTCCTTAAACCTTTTATCTTGGGCATTGAAATATTCCTTGTCTATCTCGGTTGCGTAAAAATCAAAACCCATTTTATAGGCGGCTATACGGCTGCTTCCGCTCCCCAAATGAGAGTCATAAATTTTGTCACCGGGATTGGCGTAATTTTTCAAAATCCATAAATACAATGAGAGCGGTTTTTGGTGTGGATGTATCTTTCTCTTTCCGGTCTCATGTCCCATCCTATATCCATCCCACGGAATGGAGACAAGATTGCATGGGATTTTTTTTGACACGTAGGCTATCTCACATTTCGAGTATTTAAACACATCGTTATTGTTGCTCATCTTATCCCAAACAATCAAATAGTTGGTATTTCCTAGATATTGGGTGTAATAATTATATCCCCATATGATCTGATCCTTGCTAATTCTTTTTAACTCATCGAAGTATGACGCATCCTTGATGGGGCTATTCTTATAGGATGTATCCTTGAATTTATACCCATTATTCCTTTTCTTCCAGTCCTCTCCTATACCATACGGTGGATCAACGATAGCTAGATCAAAGAATTTATCAGGAATGTTTCTCATATAGTCCATACAATCCTCGTTGTAAACTTCGCTTATAGCCATAATATTTGATTTTTATTTACTCTCATCATAGAGAATACGGTATTCAACTATGATAAATGATTAAACCTTATTTGTTTTAGCGAACACCACCGACTCGTGATCCGGCCTCAGATGGGCCATGCAAGCCTTGCTGTACTCGCAGAATCTCGCTCCATCGTCCCGGAAGACGCATCCTCTGCAAACCGTTGCCTTGGTATTGAGGTATGGCTTGAATCTCAATACCTGCACGTTTATTTCCCCTACCCCTACCGTGAACCCGGTAGGGGTGTTCCTTAATCTGTCTGTTATTTCCATGATCTTGTTCTTAAAATGGCATGTCCTTGTCACAACTCCCGTAATCGTAGAACTTGGTCATGCCGTCATTATGCTTAAATTTCACTAATCCAGTGGCCCCATCTCTATTCTTGGCCACGATCAACTCTCCGTAATTGCGTTCTACGTTGCCGTTCTTGTCCTTGACCTCGATCTTGTAATACTCCGGTCTATGAATGAACATTACGATATCAGCGTCTTGCTCGATAGCCCCGGATTCCCTAAGATCGGATAGGAGGGGTTTCTTGTCCGGTCTGGCCTCGTTTCCCCTGTTCAATTGGGATAAGAGCAAGAAGGGAACCTTTAACTCCTTCGCCGTGATCTTGGCGGTTCTGGACATCTTCGCTACCTCACGTTCACGGCTTCCTTCCCGTTCACCGCTCTCCGCCAATTGGAGATAGTCGGCCATGATTATCCCGCACTTGCCTTGTTTCTTCAGTATTTTACATCGTGACCGGATATAGTCCATCGTCACGCACGGGTTGTCATCGACGTAGATCGGAAGTCTCCAAAGCTCATTAACTGCCGTCTCTACCTTGTTAATCTCCTCGTTTGTCATATACCCGGACTTGAACCGTTCCGGATCTACGTCGCACTCGGATAGGATCAGCCTGTTAGCCAAGCTTATGTCGGACATTTCAAGCGAGAATATAGCCACGGGCGTGTTGGATTTTGCCGCCGATTTGGCCAAGTGAAGCATCACGGCCGTTTTTCCCATGGAGGGCCTAGCGGCTATTATCACCAAGTTTCCCGGTTGCCAGCCGTTAGTGATCTTATTCAGGTCGTGAAGCCCAGTGTCTACACCAGAACGGATGTTTTTCCTAGCCATCTCCACACGCTTGTATAAACCGTCCATGGAGCCTTTAAGAGCCTTGGATATATGCTCGCCATTGGACTTCCCGATAAGCTCCTCCATGAGGCTCTCTGATCCGTTTATGGCCTTGTGCAGTACGTCACCTATATCCTCGTTGGAATAGATAGCGTTCTCAAGTTCATTGGCTATCACCAGCCCTTTCCTCTGTATGGATCGCTCCTTGACTATCATTGCGTGGTCCAGTATATGGGCCGATGACCCAATCTTGGAGGTAAGGGAGGCTATGTAGATCGGCCCCCCTATACTCTCGAGATCTCCGGATGACAGCATCGCTTGGGTGACCGTCATCATGTCTATGGGCTTTCTCTCCTTGTATAGCCCGGATATGGCCTTGAATACCGATTGGTTCCTCTTGTCGTAGAAATCGGCCTCAGATAGTTCCGAGGCGATTTTCTCGAAAGCGTCGCTCTCTATGAGGCAAGCCCCTAGTATTATCTGCTCTATCTCCTTGGCTTGGGGAGGTAGTTTCCCGTCAATCTGGGACGATGTAGATCTGTCTCGATCCATTCTGTTGTTTGTCTTCATTCTCGTTTATATTTTCAAACTCACTCTCCCATCTTCGCTGGTTTATCCAAGTTGTCAAGTGCGGATATTCGGGCACCCAATTGCCGGAATTCTTTTTCTCGTTATGCCATTCTATCTCTTTGCTTATGGCTAAAGGCAATAAGTCTATGACCTCGGCATAATCCTTATGCTTTTTGACAAAATTGTTGAATTCAACGTCAAGACCTTTTTTAGTGCCCGGATATGATTTTCGGAAAGCCTCGAATTTTTCTTTTATATATTTTCTTTTTTTATCATTATCAATATCATTATCATATAGGGTTATCTTCGGTAATGTTGGGTTATCTTCGGTTATCTTCGGTAATGTTGGGTTATCTTCTTTACCCTTTGAGTAATAGGGGTTTGACTTGCCTTTCTTGAAATTTGGATTACCTCCTTTTTTACCGGATTCCCTATTGTTGGATACTCTCTCATCATATTTTTTTTGATTGAAATCGATTTCTCTTTTAATGAAGGAGAATGCCATTTTAGCCTGCGGTCTCAGCTCCGATAGTGTCCCCGATACGGCATACCTAATAACCGCCTCGTACACTTCAAGTCTGATCTCCGAAGGATAATCCACTAACACCTCGTACCAATCAGCATTAAAAAGAAATGTTTTTTTAGATGTGTCCATGTCAATATATTATTCCTCTATTATATAATTCCTCCCTATATTGCTCCAACGCCTGAAGGCATCGTTCCTTGTCCATGTATCCCATTGGCATTATTCCGGCCAACCTTGCGTTGCATCGGTCTATGCCATATTTGAGATCCTTGTTTGACATTTTCTTTATATCCATGATTACTTAAATTTAAAGTGTACGATATACTCCCCGGTCTGAACCGGGGCTTTTAAAATCTTAATACGTGAGTAGGGTAGGGCTATTTTATAGTCCTCTTGATCTCGTCCATCAACCTCTCTGTTATCCTTGGGTTATGCGCAAATGACGGGACTTTGAGCGTTTAGAAACTTATCTACGAAATATATTTGCCCTTTTCCCGTGACCTTTGTGGTCGTAGATACAAGGACGGACCCGTCCGGCTTGTTGATGGTTGTTTGCTTGATCTCAAATAACCCTAATTCCATTGATTTTTGCGAAGGTTGATTATAATATTGACCTTTTTGACATAGGTAACCGTTTTTACGAAGCCAATCGAATAACCTGTTTTGTCCGATTTTGATGCCGTTTTGTTGCAAGATCTTCGCCAACTCTGCGATCAGGCATGAACGCCGGGATGTGGACACCGCGTCGGCGAATAAGACCTTGGGAGCGTCAGAGCGAATCTTTTGCTCGGCCTCGATACGCTTTCGTTGTTCCTCTTTAAGGTTTGTGGCCAATTGGATCAAGAAATCGGGCGAGGTCAAGGCTTTCTCCAGTGTATCGTTTGTCATATACGCCCCATGTTTACGGATGGAAGGGAGAACCTCTCCGCATACCCAGTCTTGGAATGGTTCGGCTTGCGGCTTGTCGGATCGCATGATTACCTTATAGAGGTTCTGCTCATTAATAAAAGTCAACGTAACTTCTTGCTCTGTTGTGATACCATATTGATTAGTAGTCTTTGAGACCCCCTTAATCAGACTAACCCCGTCTTGTTTTAATCTGTTTTTTGTAGGAGTGACTTGTAATTCCAATACTTTACAGATGTCTACAAGGCAAAATAAAGGGTTCTCACTTGTCCCGGCTACTCTCACTTCACCGAAACGATCGTTCTTGAATATTTCAATTCCTTTCATAATACGTAAGGCTTAAATTTTAGACAAAAGAATTTCCAAGCAATCCTCGTGTGGATCACTTGAATGATAGTTGTTACAGAACTCACGAAACGCATCGTAAAGCCCATTGGAGAGGATGAAGAAATACGCCTTGTTCTTGGCGTTCTTCTCGGTTTCAAACTTTCGGTAGGATACAGTTCTCGCACTGTTAGGCGTAGATGTAGAAGTTACTATACTTCGCTTCTCCTCTAATTTCATTTCCTTGGTCATTGTTGATGAAATTTGAGTATAAAAAGAAAGCTGTCCGCTTCCCTATTTCCGACCAAGGAAACTACAAATCATATCGAAGAGTAGCCAACAAGGGAAAACGAACAGCTTATATCTTTGGATATAACACAGTCGAATGGATATAAAAAACCCACCCTTCGAAATGTTTATGTATGTTTCCTTGGTCTGTGAAACATCGCAAAGATACAACTCAAATTCAAAATGCCAAACAAAAAAACTAATATTTATCTTTCTTATTTATGCTTTTATATGCGTAATAAATGGCAGACAAAATATTTAGTATTGCTATTATAAGCAATGCGGTTTGTAAAAATTCTGGCATACCGGACATACGGCTTACCATGAAGGCCATAAACGATAGCCAAAATGAAATCTCTTCGAATTGATATGTTTTCATATTGAAGTTTTTTTAGAACCACGGGATATATTCCGGTGGCGTGTTGTCCTTGTCCTTGAATCTTTTTAGATGCTCTTCCACGTTCAATCCCTCCCTTACGAGGATGATCGTGTTCTTGTCAACCCTTACGGGTATCCTCTTGAATTTAGGCTCCGGGAGTATATCCCCGTTTGCCTTCGTGTTCGCTTTGATCGTTCTCATATAAGTTATCGTTTATAGTTGTCACAATACCGGAAGGAGTTCGCTACCCTTCCGGTGTTCAATATCTCGCACCATACGGCCAGCCCCTTGTGATGCTTGCCGTGCACGCAATCGGCGCATCTGATACGCTCGGGTTGCTTGGTAGGTTTCTTAGCCATTCAAGTAGTCTTTTATAAGCGCAATGAAATCGTCCAGCGATCGGCATATCTCATATCTGTACCCTTGAGCCTCTACCGCCTTCTGGAATGCCTTCTGGCTGTCCTGTTGCCGGCCTTTTATTGTCTTCATTTCCACGTACAGACCGTGATGGACGTTATTTGGGACTGACAAAAACAGATCGGCGACCCCGGCCAATGCCCCTTCCGCTTTCAGTATAGCCCCGGTTACCGTGTCCCTCCGTCCTCCGTTCGGGATGCTAAAGAAGCATCCTGCGTATCTCGGGTATTGGAGACGGAAGTATCTGACGCAAGCTTGCTGGGTCTGTGATTCGATATTCCTCATTTGTACTTGTCGTCTATCAAGATTAATACAATAAAAATTATCGCTAGGATAGCGAATATGAACGTTATCACCCCGAAGGATAATAACAGGCTTTGAAAAATGTCACTCATAATCGTAATTGTCAAAATCGTCCGGATCGTAATCCGGAATGTCGTTACCGAAATCCATGATTGTTATTTGTTGTTGGTGGACGGTGCCGGGATCGAACCGGCCTCTTTACGTCATGCGCACTCCGTAACGTTTCATCCCGGAATACTTACCGCCCGAAATCCCCGCGTATCCTCACGGACGGCGGGGATAAAAACTAAATCTAATACCATGAAAAACACACTCTAATATTAATATCCTTAGTTCTGAATCTTTATTAAATCGGGTATCGCTCCATAAATGGGGGTACGACCATCCCATTTGTCGATAAACTGCTTATAAAGAATTTCTTTAGTCAATCCTCTCGAGGTGATTAACGCTTGTTCCGTTTTCAATTGCTCCAACTCGTTGCGTTTCCGTTGCTCCGCTATCTGCTGGTCTAAAACCGAAATATTGGTGTTAACTTCATTCCTACTATCAATTTTCTCGCGAACCGCCTTGGAAAACTCTAATTGCGCCGAGAATGTGAGTAATTGAAGACCTCTTTTCTCGAATTCCTTATCTACAATCTGCTCAAGGCGTTTCTCAAAAAGAAGCGAACCTCCATCAGCCATTAAGCTGTCGGTCTTATGTTTACGGCTTTCCTCCTTGATCAGGTCATAGATGCGAGGTTCTAGTATGTTATCCTCCAATGATTGCATGAAACCGTCTTTGCCTGATTCCGTATCGGCCTTGTCTATGTGCTTGTTATCGAAAACAACGTCTATTGCCCTGTTTTTGATAACCTTGTAGGAGTAAGTGGGGCGTGCGTTAAACTCCGTATTGTCTGCGGCTTTTAACGTGACAGGGCTTCCGAACTCGCCTCGTTGGTCGAATAGCGGGACTTGAAATAATTCCGTGCCCCATTCCCAAGTTGAAACCCTGCCTGATACGACCTTGAAATCCTCCTTCCCTTGTTTCCCGTAATTTTCCATCAATACCCCAGCGTAATTAGGTGCTACACGTTCACAAGAGGATAAAAATACCATAGCGATTATCGCTATAGTAAAAAACTTAAAACTTGTCCTTTTCATTCTTGATAAAATTAAATAGTTTGTAAATTATAAATAATGAACTAGTTAACATAATGACTATTCCTAGCCATGCGTCAACATGGTTAAAAACTCTGTTCCCTGCCGGAATAAAGGCTATGGCCAATATCAATACCCAATGTTTGTTGATAAAATTTCTCATATTTGTTGGTTTAGTGCCTCATTGTATAAAGGCATGATTAATCCGATACTGCTTACGTCTTCTACCATGCTGTCAAAAATGATGGCATCGTTAACGCCCTTGAAAGTAGCCGTGCATCGTTCGCATTCATATAAAGCTTTCCTCATTATGTCGAATAAGCCCATGTTAAAGGATATTTGAGGAAGCGGAACGCTGGGTTTTGCCTGATAATTTTGTATCACTTTCTCTGCGTCTGGATATTTTAAGTTCTCATCCGCGAAATAGAAGAACGCCTTGTCATTCTTCTTATGGCACTCTATTCCGTCATCAGAGATAAGGATGTCATCATATTTCAACATGTCCTTAAAAAATAGACTATGCAGTAATTTGCCGTCTAACGCCTGTATCATGGCTTCGTCAAGGTTTGAGCATTCGGATATCCTGTTTTTAACGATAATATGTCCGTCACTGGCGTAGGCCCAATCTCCCTTGAAATATACGCATTCCATAGCGGGACGGTAATCGTCCTTTGCGCAAGCCAAAAACATTTGTACGTTCTTGTCAAAGTTGTAAGAACCTTCTTTTCTCTTTCCCATATCATTAATATTTAATATTATATTTTCTTCTTTCGTATTGTGGGACATACCCTTTGCAAGGAGTATTCCCGTCAAGTAAGGCCGATTCCGGCCTCACAGTTTCCCCATCTTTTTTAGACGGGTCTTTCCAATGTTTTTGCCGTTGATGGCAGAGGCAATGTCTTTTACAGCAATCCTCATTGAGGCAGTATTTAAGATCTCTCATTTTTCTTATAGGTTTCTAGCTTCTTGACCTCCTTTTTAAGGAGTCTGGCCGCATCCATGTATCTGACGCTGCCATAAGGGGCTGTGATAATAATGTTTGCATGCCTCACGATCTTGTCGATCAGGTAATTTGGAGGCCTGTCGCTTTTTCTCATGACTAAAAATTAGATAGGTTTCTCATGAAATCGTATTCTGATATCCCCCGAAGGAATACCGAGAAAAGCACGTCCTTCACACGCTCGTAGAGATCCATGAACTCGGCCTCGTCCATCTTGTCGAAGGCTATCGACTTCGGGATCTCTATCCATTCCTTACGTGATATACTATAGGCCGTATCGCAATGCCCGGCGGCGATCTCTACAGTCTTCCGGAAGCACTCCACGCTCTCCTTGAAATGCGCCGTGGTCTTCTCGTTCTGGTAAGACCATGCGCAATTTATCAAGGCGAAATACTTCCTATGGAAATCTATGTTCCGTGCCAGCGTTATCTTGGCCTTGTAGATCTTGCCTAGCTTGAGCTTTTTCTTCTCGTCATAGTCGGAATCATAGCATGGCCTCAATCCGCTGGCGGTGTTGAGCAAGTATAGTTCCATGATTAAAAGGGGAGATCCGAATCATCGACCGATGGGGCGTTGTTGATATCCTCCGGTGAGGGGATGTTGTTCTTGAACGTGGATTCCATCAAGTCACCTATGCCGTAATAAACACCTTCCTTTCGCTCCTCTTTCCTTGGGGCGCAAGACACATAATGCGTATAGGTGCGGTTGTCGAACGTGACAGGCTCTTTTTTCTCCCCGATCGAGATATTGAGGAAGATCTTCTCTCCCTTGGCCGTCATTACTTTTTTCATCAACTCCTTCGGTATGTCGCTCAAGCAGATTGAGCCGTATAAATTCGCCATAATGTTTATGATTTTAAATTTTAGATTTATAAGCGGGGCGGTCGGTTATTCGCTACGGCGGGGG